TTATCCATTTTGTTACATAATTTATGTATTCTTGAACTTCACTTACGTTTTATAATTCATAAAGCTTATCTTCAGCATCTTCTAGACTGTTCAAACGTCTCTCAATCGCTGCACGATACTTTCCCCTGAATTCATTTTCGATATAAATGTAATTCTTTGCCATACTCGTAACATCTTCGTCATTAAAACCCAATTCCTCTGGTGTATGATCCTCTGGTATAAGATCATTCGCTAAACAATAGTGTTCAATAGCAAGTTTTTTTATGTTTCTCGTTTTTCTTTTTAAAGGGTCCGTTGTATTGAACTCCTTTCGTAGATAATCAATCTGACCACCTATAAAATCAATATCTAAATTTAAAGCTCGGTTGTTATATAAATCGTAGAAATAATCGTATATTTGTCTCGTTGGCCCTATATACGGTACATCGAATGTATCATAATCAAAGAAAAACTCAGGGTCTGAACGTTTACTGTATACACGCTTTAAGTGGTTACAGATATCTAGATAGTCCCCCTCTGGTAATTTGTCAGAATGTTTGTCAATCAGTTGCATAACTTCCAACAAATCATCCATACTTATATATTCATACATTGTTTTGTCTAAGTCAGTTAAAAAATTAAACTTCATACTTTATAAGGATGGCTGGTAGATTTGATACAGTTGTTACCGGTCTACAGGACATGTATTTAACAGGTAATCCACAAATGTCATATTTTTTGACACGTTTTTCTAGATATACGAAGTTTACTACACAAACACTTGAAATGCCGTTTAATGGTGGTCCAGTAAGGGGACAAGAACTTTCATGCCCGGTATCAACATCATCCGGTGATATGATATCAAATATGACACTGAAAATATTTGTGAATAACGATATAACATCAAATGTACATGATTCATTTATAAAAGCAAATATCGAATATATAGACCTTTATATCGGAAGTCAGCACATAGATCGATTGACAACTGATTATATATCCATGTATCTCAAGTTGAGATCAGTTGAAACAGATGATTTAAACATTCTATCGAGGGATTCCTATAATGTAAATTCACATTTTTCACGAAATATACCACTCTATTTAGATCTACCATTCTATTTTTATAAACATCCACATCTCGCATTACCGGTGTGTGCGATGTATAAACAATCGTTAGAAGTACGTATAAAAATGAAGGAACCCACAGTTTTTCAAACTACATATATGCCGGTAGACTATTCCGAAAATCTCAAAATTGACCGGATTTCACTTAATGTTGATTATCATCACCTAATGGAAGAAGAAAAGGCATTCTTTAAATCGCGACCAATGGAATATATCATAACACAAACACAATTATCAAGTAAAATTATAGAATCAACAGATATTGATAAAGAACATTCTTTTATGTGTAACTTCAAGAACCCTGTACGTGAGTTTATGTTTTTTCTTAAACATGATGCATGGGGAAAATTAACAAATCGATCTAATATAAATGAAGAACTTGTTTCCGCAAATATGAAAATCAATAATATAGTATTATTTAGTGGTAATCACAATGATTTGTCGTCGCATCAATTCTTAAATAAATATAAATCACCAAGTGATATAGTAGAGGAGAGTCTTATTTGGCATAGGCGTCCGAATTATTATAATCAGACGTTCATTCCACTCAATGATATTTTATCATTTGATGCAGTTCGCAATTTACCTGGACCAGGTGGTTCAAATGAGACTACATTGGGATGGTTTAAGACTTTCAAGGTTAAAAATGGTTTATTTTATGTATATCCACTGTGTATAGATCCCAATACACATGAACCAACTGGACATCTAAACATGAGTCGTATAGTACATCAAACTTTCACATTTAAGTTTAAAACACCTGATCCCAATTCAATTTACACTGTGTGGAACGATCTATATAAATCTAAATTATATCTGTACGCAGTAAACTATAACATTCTTGTATTCAATGATGGGTTATGTGGCTTAAAATATTAATGTTCTAATATATTAATGGCCGGTAGGTTAGATGTTGTAACATATGGTGAAAATGATAAATATCTATCACTAAATCCTGAGGGTACATTATTCCATAAACAAGTAACCAAACGCCCGAATTTCTCAATTAATTCTACAGATATAAACCCTACAAGAGAAAGTATTGGATTTGGTAAAACGATTAAGTTTACTATACCTCAAAATGTAGGTGATCTACTTAAATCTATAACACTGACTATCAAAGCGGATGACATCCCGAATGAATGGAATTTATATTATCAGGATGGAGCTGGTATAGCTGTCATCGAGTATGCGGACCTTATCATAGGTGGTACAGTCATTGAACGTCTAGATTCTAATTATATTACTATAAACAAAACGTATTTTAATAACTCTAGGCAACAGGAAGGTATTGAAAATATTACTGGACTAATCCCGTCATCTGTATTTTCTAGTTGGTATGGTTGTAGAAAGACATTTTCTACAAAGAATACACAAAAACAATTCGATTTTCAGATTGATCTACCATTTTATTTTTATAATACAACGGAGTTGACTTTACCACTGTGTGCGATCACTAAACAAGAAGTTGAGGTTGAAATAAAGTTTAGAGATCTTAAGGATATACTATTTTCTAAAACTTCTGATATTTATAGAGAAGAATCAGTCAATTTTCCATTTCCTACATATTATGATCAAAGCTGGATACCTAATAAAAATGTAATCTTCCTAGAGTTAATTAAAGGTTGGAACAGAACAAGTTATTCATATTTCAAGTATAGTGGGGTTCCATGGTACGATAATCCGGGTGCGAACATGACAAATGCGAAATTGGGACAAAATGGTTTGGGTATCCATAAATATAATAAGAAACATACAACCCGTGATTATTACCCATATTCGGAAACCTATATTAAACCATCGTGGTCAATTCTAGATTTTTTTAAAGATAACGGAGCCCGTACGTATGATGTATCGGATTGGTATTCGGGAACCCGCGTCATTCCTGAACACTTTAGCTATTCAGATATGAGTAAAACGTTTTTTCATTCATTACCAGGCTTAGCAAGTGGCTCTGTAGCTATGCGCATTATCACTGGTGATAAAGAATTCTCAAAAAATGCTACATTGATCGATCCTTATATGGGTACATTCATCTTGAGTATAATGGATCAAGTTTACCCAGAAACGACTTCATATGCATCATTTTCGATTGAAAAAACGGGTCCGAATATGTTAAATGATGTTTACAACTACCAGTTGGAGAATGTATATGGGGGGAGTGATAACCCATTCACAGATATAGGTACACGAAATGAAAAATCTGTACCAATCAATTGGTTGAACCATGGGTTGGTGGCGTGTTGTATAGAAATTGGTGAAGTATTGGGTATATATTCTGCTCCCTCAGATTTGACCTATTTTAACGCATACGATACACAGTATTACCGGATCGTCCGTGCTGATGAATATCCATACGGAGCGCGGACGCCACCCGATGGTCTTGGGATCCCAACTGATTCCCAATTAGGTGGGGGATTCGTTCGTATATTTAGACATTTTCCAGTTGGAGAAGGGTATAATGACGCATGGAGTCCTGAGACCTCTATTTCATCGGAAACCACAAGCGAAATAAAATCACGACTAATAGAATTGGAAAATATTGAATCTGGAAAAGTGGTTTCTAGTGACGTGGTTACATTAGGTCTGCTAGAGTTACATTGGCCTCTACATAATTATGCGAGAGATCTGAATTATGGTACAGGACCAGATGTACCTAAATTCATGGGTTCTATGAATGAACCCATGTTAGCCTCAAGTTACATAGGTGGGGTGGATCCCCTCAATATTTACCCCAATCAACTCTCAATCTTGACAAGATCATTTGGTCGAGTTACCCGAATTACATCGGCAGGTAAAGCAATTGTAGCCACTCTAGGGGATCCTGACTGGCCTAATGATTTACGAATGTTCACATGGATACCAAATGGAGCTAATGGGTGTCCATATGGGAGTCCCCAAACACCCGGTTATACCACCGGATCACCAGCTTCCACTATCAACCCCACATCGTCTGGTATTAAAACTGATTACTTTGCGGGTCCCGTGGGTACATATCGCCTTGCCTGGCCAAATACAAGAATCGTTTTGGATAGTACAAGTCGTGGAACGAATGTTTCATCTAGACGGAAATCTGATTTACAAATGAGTGATTATTGGGAAACAACTCAATATCCTTCAGACTTTCTCGATGGACGTACCGCAATTCAAGATAATGGAAACTTCGCTCTCTTTTGGGGACATGTAAGAAATATTACAGTCGCATATAGTTATGTTGGTGATACAGAATCTAAGACTATTCCCGGTGCTGTGCGAATATATGAATGGAATTTTCATGATTGGACTTACTACCGCGAATACAAACGTGAATGGGATAAAACATTTTCACTTATACAAACGTTAACTCCACCTGATACACCAACGTATAATTTTAATTTTGGTAGAAAAATAGCCATATCTAGAACAAGTCAATTATTGGTAGTATCAGAGCCACATTGGGTTCCACCTACTCGGTTAAACTTTAGTAAATCCGATAACGTCAACTGGAATGTTGGACGTATACAAGTGTATAAAAAAAATGATACGCCAACAGTTACAAGTGTGTATAACATAACAGCTTCGGGGGGTAAATTTTACATAAATAGTGTTGAACAAGCTACAATCGAACTTATTGAAGGTGTAACATATACATTCAATAATCCTACATCGGGTGGCTCACTTCCCGCACACCCCTTTAAATTCTCGACGACGAGTGATGGTACCCATGCAGGTGGTTCGGAATATACATTTACTGGTACAGTCAATACGGTCGTGTACCCGTATAGTGGTGCACCAGAAGGTACTTATCGGACACAGTTTACAGTTCCAGTAGGTCTCACAGGTACTCAATTTTACTATTATTGTAGTATTCACCCCGGAATGGGTGGTAGTGTAAACGTAGCTGTGGCTGGTGGACGGTATGAATTACATCAAACTATATATCCAGAATTACCTAGTTTAGCCGACAGAAAAGAACATGCTAGAAAATATCAACATGCCTTATACACTTCTTGGAATGACCCTATACAAAAAAGATGGGAATTCGGTAAAACATTAGATCTCAGTGATGATGATAAAACTTTAATCGTGGGTGCGGAATCTAATACAACTTTGGGTTCACATAAGTCCCCAACTGAAACCAATGGTGGGTGGGTATCAATCTATCAATTGAATGATTCTGGAAATTTTGATTTCAAATCAATTATATCACAAAAGGTCGATGAAGATGCGGATGCTGAATTTGGATCTGATAATATAGCCATAACGACTGATGGTAACGATATAGCTGTATCAGCGAGTAATGCAGATTGGGAACCCGCATCTGAATTACCCTTTAAAGATACCTCATTTGACCCGTTAAATAATGTACCAAATGTACCAACTAACGAAAGTTGTGGTAATATCCAATTATTTTCTAGAGACACGATAACACCCAAAAATTATAACGATATCAATATTGAAATAAACACATGTAAATTAAAATTAGAATTAATACATCTCGATAAACTTGAACAAACTAAAATTAAAAATACCCCTATCACACAAATTATAACACAATTACAAGTCAATAAATTTAACTGGAGGGAGTACCAAGGAATCAATTATGACAACGATTTTGTACAAGAATCACAAAATAATCAATTCAAACTAAATTTTTGTAACCCGGTCAAAGAATTATTTTTTGTAGTGAAAAAAAGTAATAACCGCGCCCTCGAATTATTACAAGATTCAAACGTAAATACATCAGAAGTGTGTTTTTTTCAAGGTGTCACAGATTTTGATGGCTTTGTGAGAAATTATGGTAATAGAGAGACAAATGACGTATTTACATCGAGTAAATATTCGCAACCGGTTATGGAATCCATCAAAAGTCTATCATTAACATTGGATGATGAGGAAGTTATACCAGTCAACGGTATAGGTGAATTTCCTTCACACTTTATGAGAGTCATTCCATCTTCCAAATATCATACACACACCGCACTCAATCGACGTATTTATTTATGGAGTTTTGGTACTCGCCCAGAATCGTGGAAACCTTCGGGTCAATTAAATTTTTCAACCGTAAAAAATCAAATATTGACTGTGGAGGGATTTAAAACAGGTTGGACACATCAACATGATATTTCAGTTTACGCCAAAAGTTACAATGTCATGCAAATAAATAATGGGACAACTCAATTATTGTATCCTTTGATTGCCAATAGAAAAAGTGAAAGTATGGGAAATTTAAGAAATTTTCCGAGACCGTTTATTAATGAAGTATTTGATGGTAATCAATACATCAATCATGAACGTTACCAATCATACTTTGATCCCACACTTTCCCTTTCATCTGATTTTACGTTTGATAGTAGTAACAATCTAAATATCAATGTAATAGGATCTTATACATTCGAATATTCGGTGGTTAATGAACATGGAAATACTAATGAAAAGGGGTTTACTCGAACTATAAATGTTATTGACACAGTTGCCCCAGTTGTAAGTCTAAACTTTCCGAGTGCGAATCCAATTAATCTAATATATAATGATACAGTTACACCGGTATACTTTCAACCGTATATAGAATACAGTGCCGTGTCAGACACCAGTGAATCTATAATTACCACGATTATTAGAACCCCTATTGGTGGGGGTACGGGTGTACCAGTTGCTGCGGTGAATCCAACTGTTGAAGGTGTATATACACTTACATATACAGCTACAGATGATGGTGGAAATATTGGAACTAATACGAGAGTGGTTAATGTTATACAAGATACCGTAGCACCATTAATATCCCTAACTAATCCAAATGCAAATCCAATCAATCTAATATATAATGATACAGTATCACCTGTATATTTTCAATCTTATATAGAATTTGGTGCTACATCAGACAGTGGTGAAACAGTTGTTATAGATAGTAGTGCTATAAATCTAACTACAGCAGGTACCTATACAGTTACTTATACAGCAACTGATGTTAGTGGGAATATAGGAACTAATACAAGAACTGTTATAGTTACTCGAGATATCACATCACCATTGATAACACTAAATACACCATCCTATAATAATGTAAATTTGATTTACAATAATTTGACTGGTTATTCACAAACGTATACGGAGCATGGAGCTACATCTAATGGGGGTGAAGCTATAACCACAACTTTTACTCGAAGACCTATCAGTGGGGGTACGGTGGTAAGTGTCAATAGTGTGAATACATCTGTGCAGGGTATTTATGTAATTACTTATACAGCAACTAGTGTTAGCGGAAATACAGGTACTAATACGAGAACAGTTACAGTTACTCAAGATATTGTAGCACCTCTTATAACTCTAACTAACCCCAGTGAAAATCCAGTGAGGTTAACATATAATAGTACAGTTTCACCTACCTATTCAGAACCATACGTGGAATATGGGGCCACAGCAGACAGTGGTGAAACCGTTGTTATAGATAATAGTGCAGTAAATATTATAATCGAAGGTACATATACAGTTACTTATACAGCAACAGATACTGCGGGGAATATAGGAACTAATACAAGAACTGTTATAGTTACTGAAGATGATATACCACCCACTCTAACATTAACTAACGCGGCTGCGAATCCTATTAATTTGATATTTAATGACTCAGTTTCTCCAACATATATTCAGTCGTATACAGAGTATGGTGCCACAGCCGATGGTGGTCAGACAGTCACTATAGATACCAGTGCGATTCAATCAACAACACCAGGGACTTACAATGTCGTTTATAGTGCGACAGATATAGCTGGTAATATTGGAACCATTATAAGACAGGTTACCTATACTAGAGATACTAATGCACCAATTATAAATCTAAATACACCTAGTTACAACCCAGTGGATTTGGTGTATAATTCGACAAATGGTTACTCGGAAACGTATACAGAGCATGGAGCTACATCGGATGGGGGTGAAGCCGTAACACAGGTTGTGCGCCGAAATGGTACAGTTGTCAGTGCTGTAAATCCTACCCAAGCTGGTACATATGTAGTGACGTATTCCGCAACCGATTCAGCTGGAAATATAGGAACTAATTCGAGAACAATTACTGTTACAAATGACACTGTTGCACCCGTTCTAAATCTACAAGGACCTGCTTATATTAAGGTAGTTCAAAATTATGGTGGATCTATAGGAATACCAAATCCACCAGTTACTATTAACTCACCCGATCAAGGTCTATCATACAGTACAAACAGTACAGTCAATATGTCGACACCAGGTACTTATACTATTACTTATTCAGCTACTGATAGAGCTCTAAATGTAGGAACAGTTTCTAGAACTGTTCAAGTATATAGTACTAGTGGGGCTACCGCGAGTTTCACACTAAATGGAGGTAACCAGTCACTGACACAGTGTGGTACGTATACAGACGGAGGGTATAGTGCATCAAGTATTAATGCAGACACTACGAATACACCTGTATACAGTTCAGGTAATCTTAATACAAGTACCTCTGGTTCATATACAATCAATTGGGTAGCTACCAGTAAAATATTGGGTGGGAACTCACTTACTCGATCTAGAACTGTCACTGTTAATGCAATATCGTTTTCACCTTCTACAACCATTCAGTCATTTAGTTCTTACGAACCACTTGTAGATTCATCAAGTCCATGGGATAGTAATGTAACATGGTATGACACGATAACAAATGAAACCGTTTCCGGTCGAACCGTAAATAAAGTTACACGTTCATATAGACCTCTATGTAATAATCAGGCGAATCAACAGCTCTCAACTCGGGTTATACGCAATTATTTTCAGAACATACTCGTACAAAGATCAACAAGCTCTGTAAGTGGGGGTGATTACATTGGTGGCCTCGGGAATCGTTCACAGGCCACTCTAGTGGCGCACACAACAGTTACTAGTAGTTCTGCATCAAGTAGTAATTATTCAAAGGGACTTATAGCTCGGCTAGGTAATTTTTCTATCAATGCAGAATACTATAGCGGTGCTAGCAGAATTGTGGCGAGGTACACAGATAATAGTAGAAATGCTTCTTGTCAGGTTTATGTAGGGTCTACTCAGTATAATAATACAAAAATTATATGTTCTCTAACTGGAACATTCACTGTGGGCGCCGCATACGCATGGAGGACCACGAGCTCACCTATATACACCACAGTATATTACGGTCAATTCAATCAATACTCCTATCAACAACAAACCGGTGTGAATGTTACTCGTTATTGGCGAAAAAATTATAGTATGTCCGCAAGATTGCGTGTGTATAGATACACTGGTACTTCATATAACATTACCACAGATAGACTAAATGGTTCTATGGATTCCAGTGGCAATCCTCAACTTACATATGTAGGTGGGAGTGGAATGAGCCAAGCATGGTATGATGGTGGTAATAATACAACAACACTCAATAACACAAACGGTGAATCACAATTCACCGCGAGGACATTTGTAGGGAGTAACACCGCATACTACGCACTTTCAACTTACAGAAGCGTGAGTGTCAGAAATTTAGCACCATGGTCAGCGACTAATGGAAATTCTATATACATTTTAGATCGGGCACATAATGACTATCTATGAAAAGTATTAAAGCTATTTTATATGTATAGAGTATGGGGAGTGAAGTTTCAGAAATTTCATTGAAAGCTATTGGAAAGCAGGACACTCACCTACTTTCCAAAGACTTGGGCAATTCATTTTTTAAAAATTCATACAAACAACATAGCCCTTTTTGTACAAAACAGAAAGTTAAGACTATACAAAATACGGAAAATGAATCCAATTGGCCATGGGGTAAGAAAATCAAGGTCGAGTTTAATCCCAAATTAATGGGTGACTTATTATCAAATATGGCTATAACTATACCCCTACCAGCATTTCCCACCAATCCACCAGGACCATTGGATAGGTACGCACCCATGATTGGTTACCACTTAATTAAAAGTGTAACTATGTTCGTAGATGAAATTCTAGTCGAAACAATAGACTCTGATTGGAACGTCATATACCATAACATTTACCAAGATGTCGATGAAGAGCAAATGTCGGAACTAAATCTGAATAGGGGGTGGTCGCATAAAATATGGGCTAGTAATGCCGTTTTTCAAAATATACATAAACGAATGATTCCAATAACATTACCATTGAGATTCTTCTTTTCTAGACGTTTTGATTCCAATGTTTCTGAAAAACCATATTTTCCGTTATGTTCAATACATAAACAAAAAATTGAGTTCGAAATAGAATTCCATGAAAAAACATTCTTTACACCCACAGAAAGTGATATAAAACTCGATTATTTCAATGTCGTAACGGATGAAATCAAATTAACAAATGAGGAACGTTTATTTCTGGTAAAAGAACCACAAATGATAACAACTGAATTTGTTGGTATACATCCAACATATGAGAATAAACCATTTGTATATGAAATCGTCGCAAATTTGATTCCTGATATCCCTGTTAAAACGTTTCACTGGTTTATACGAAATAGTGATTTTGAAAAGGAATATAACCCACTTGATACCGTCATGGGAACAGTGAATCAATCTATATACAATGGAACTACATATCCACAATATGCAAATTATACAAATCGATTTAATTTATCATCTGCCCTACCTGTTGGACAATTAGTAGATGACTTATATTCAGAATATGATAATGTTTCAGGTGTAGAAATGTATATTAACGGTGAAAAAATAATTAGAACTATAGAGAATGGTCCTAAATATTTCAGATTTTATACGTGTTCGAAAAATACATTATCGTTGCCTAAACAACATCATATATACACATATACATTCGCTTTAAATCCGAGAGATCCAGGTCCAACTGGCTATTTCGATTTTAGTAATACACAATCAGATAAGACATTTATTAAAGTTGCTATCAAAGATTCTATAGTTATGAAACCTAGAAATGGTGTGTGGAATATGCATCTATATTACACTGGCTATAAAACTATGAAATTTGCTGATGGTTTCATGCGGTTTGCTTAGATTTGAGCAGTCATTTCATGATCATTTTCAACCTCTTCTTCAGTTAAAACCCTTACTTCCTCCTCGTCCTCGTCCTCATCCATCTCACATGCAAGACATTCTCCGTCAAACATGTGACAGATGTGCTCTCCATTCTCAACCATTTTACGGACATCAGGGTCGTTCATGACATCATCAGAATCGTATTCCTCGTCGTCTACATATGTTGCTTTAACCTGTGCCCTTTCAGACTCAAGTTCTCTGAGACGTTTCTGAAGTCGGTCGATCTCATCGTCGAGATCCTTATGGGTCCAGTCATGGAATTCATTAGACGTAGCCGGCATTTGGACAAAAATACCGGGAGGGAGTGGGTGGCTTCGGGTAGATCCCATTATTTTCTTAATAATTACAAACTTTATCTTCTACTTAGGTTTGCTGTCTCCGACGAATTTCCAAAAACTTCTGTAATCGTGCTTACTTTCGAAAATACCCTCCTTAATCATCTTGGAAGAGAGTTCATCGTGCTCATTCTGAATCGGTGTACTTAATTTATACCATTCCGTGATGTCCATTCCATCATCAAATGATTTCGTGAGCTTCATGCGTTCATCTTGGTTTTTCAAGTATTCTTTGACGAGTTCGATGGGTTTACCGATCAAAGAAATAAGGGCCGCGTCGTCCTCGTCGTCTTCTATGTTGACCAGTTGAGGAAGGACCTTTTTACTGCACATCGTTCCAAGCGCGCGCGTTTCGGCGGCTGCAATGTACCCACACGCTTTTTGGGACAAACCATTGCGGGGGTATCGGGGTTTGGTGTTCAGCAGTGCTTTAGACATGGTAATTCCTCCGCTCATTGTTGGTTGTTGGTTTTTAGATGAAAAATACATATATTCTTACAAACTTAGGTGCTATTTATCTACAGAATTGTTCGACCAGTCGTGAACACCTTCCTATCAAGGCTCCAGTAATCACGCCACTCGCGAACCTCATTGTAATCCCCCAATAGATATTCTCTCTCTATACACCCCTTCTCTAAGCTATCCATCTTTTTCTCAGACTCACGGACCTTCTTCTCGGCATCTTCCACATTTGAGTTCCATTTTCTATAACACTCTTCCTTGTAGTCTTCGTAAATCTGTCTCTCAAACGCGGGGAGTTTTTGGAGCGTTTTGAGTGAAAGTTCATCATAGAACATGAGACCTCTCTTTGCTCTTTCAATCTCATCCTCGGTTCCAATTTCCATGACAATCATCCGAAGACCCCATTCCATCAGGTTTTTCCAAGTCCATCCTCCATCCTCAGTCGCACCAACACTGGATACACAACCAACGAAAATTGCCTCGTTGACGGTGTCCCATTCAGGGAGTTTAACGTTGGGAAGGACCTCCCCAAAGTCGAACTGAACTTCACACCAGGCCTTGATAGCTTCACTCTTGTGCCGCACAGTCATACGCTTGATGCCATCATAAGTACTCGTCGCCACTTTGTCGAACTTCATCAGATTCTTGTACTCTGCGTGCATCTGCTTCACACCTGCCAAAATCTCACTTTTGAGCTTCCGGATATCTCGCATACGTTCCTCCTCCACTCGAAGTCGTTGATCTTGAGCGGTCAAAATCCAGGGAGCCTCGTAATCACCGTCGGTGTCATCATCACTTTCAAGTTCTGAATCATCATCACTGTAGTAGAACGTGTCTTCGTGGAACGGTTTGTTACCGTTCATGTGGTCATGAACGCGTTTCATTTTATTGGCCATCTCCAGATAGAGGCCGTCAGGTATCTTACTGGAGATGTCGTCAATGCAAGCCATAAGGCTTCGGAGGTCTTCCATGTTGTTTGATTGTTTTTTATTGAAAAATATAATTTCTATGCTCCACTTAGGTATGGAACATATACGAAAGATCATGGAAATCATGGACGATGATGAGATGTTCCCAACAAGGAATGAGTGGGCGTATATAAAGATATCAAATGAACTCAAGAAATTACATTTAAAATTAAAAGAACTGTCACACACACCAGCTACAATCGACCCTTCAGCGCGTGTAGAAAGACGTTCTTCGGCTACAATAGACCCCTCGGCACCACCCCGTGTTATCCGAGATGCGTGGCGAGACCTACACAATTTACGCATCAGGCCACGACGTTAGGTTAATCAACATCCATCATGACAACTTCAGCGACTGTAGTACCATCATGTGGAGGGTAATACGCACCTGGTTCAACGGGACCGGGTGCATCATCTGATGCCGCCCACTCAGCATGTAACTCATGTAAAAATGTATTCAACCCCGGGTATCTATCCTCTTCGTCATCACCGCTACGTTCTCTCCATCGTTGATGAAATTCTTCTCGATCTCGTTGGGCAGCTGTATCGGGATCTGATGGTAGTTCGTCATCCAACCAGTCATGTGGTTGCCCATCTGGAATGGGTCCATTTAGATGAACACGGGTTGGTTCATATCTGAGAGGTTCATCAGTCTCTGGGTCGTAATCACTTATCCATGTTGGTCTAGTTTGATCAAGAAATGAGGGTGGCTTCACATATTCTCGCAACTCCTGGATAGTATCACACAACTGTAAATAATCCCCCTCTGGGATACTTTCCGAGTTCTTGTCAACAAGCGCCATTATTTTATGAAAAAGGTCCATCTTTATTACATGTGATTATCCTAACATTGTTATTCCACTTAGGTCATTAAAAGACCTGGATCCTTTTTTTATATTTTTTTCAATTTTATCGAATTCTTCTAGTAAAGGTGTAATGGTATCACCACGATACTTAGCCTGTCTCACTTTTCCGATAAAATTCGCCATTTTCATGAAAGTTGGTTCATGATTTGTTATCTCTACGAAGGATAGTAACCTTTTACACTTCGTAAGGAGAATCTCTAAATCTTTCTGTCTCTCGGTGTAGTGACTCCTCTCCACCTCTATGTATCGTATTTCATCACACTCGTTACGAGCCTCAATGATAGACCCCATATCTACTAACTCATTCATAGATTTTTTTCGCTGAATAACTTTCGGGGCAACGAGGTCGATAATCGATTGTATGAAATCGAATGGCATTTGATGGGTGTAGGGGGGGTGTCTACGGGGGTCGTACAATGTAGTACTTCTTCCCAAATTATACGCTGTACGTCCGGGCACAGTGGGTTAGTAGCCTGTAAAAATGCTATTCGTAGCTCGTCTGTAGCCAAACCTGGTATACCAAGTGGAACACTTGAATGTACAAATTGGTTATAGATAGGAAGAATAAAGTTAGACATTTAAAATTTACGTATTTATATCCCACTTAGGTGTTGTTCACGCTCAATCGATATTTTTTCAAGTTCTACATCAAGTATAAAACGATAAGGGGCATCCCATAAGGCAGTCTTAAACCATGTATATATGTTTATGAAATAATGAGGTCCCATAGTTACAAGTGCATTGTACGTAGCATAAATGTAAATCATATCTTACTTCTTAGTATCATTTCTTTTTTATACCACTTAATAGTTTGTATAAATCAATAATACTTATCACAGCAATCGTACCATTAAAGGCAATAGCTTTTGCTCCCATTGAAATCGGCATACTACTTATAATTATTACTTATATTATTTTGTGATATACTAATAGAAATGAGCTTAGAGGACGTACCCAAAAAAGTTCAGTATGTGATCTTGGATTCTAGATTCGTAAATGGAACGAATAATGTATTCTCTCTTGATCTCACATTGAAGTCCAATACACATGTAGAAGATATGAGTCGAGTCATTGGTATTAAGATGGTTGATTTTTATATCACACAAGTAGGAGAAAATGATACCAATCTTAATACAAATATAGCAAAGTATGTTGATGTTATATGTCCAGATGTACCTAAAGTCGCCCAGATGCTAGACGAGCGAAATGGACAAATATTAGCCCGTGTACCACTTGAAAGACATTTTGTTGGGAGTAATGGAATTCTTATGAGAGATAAACAGTGGAAGAGTTTTAATCCCCCAACACGATATTTTAATCCTTTATCGATTAAGAAACTTAATTTCAAAATATTTGAACAACAAGATGACGGTGACTATTTATCTCTGCAACCAGATGCACAATGGTCAATGGTTCTAGAGATCACAACTATTAATGTCAAAGAAAAATCACCCAATAAAGAAGTTCAAATACTAGAGGTTATGAATAAACTCCTTCAAAAGATTGATACACTTAATACAAATGTTCAAAAGTTACCAGACAAACCACCAGATGAAAACCCTAAAAAGTATTCATTCGGTCTTTTGATTGTCATTTTAATGTCGTTATTTGGTGGTTTCATATGGTGGGTAAATAAGACCACTGTGTCATAATCTATTTTTCTTGAAATGCTTCATCTCCATATAAATCTTCAATTATACGGAGTGTATCTTCTACATCTTTTAACGAAGACTTAGTTGAACGTAAATTCCACTTCGCGAGCTTCTCGAGCTTTATATGGGCGCGCTTATAATCATCAATCTGGCTACGTAATTGGTGTAATTCATCGGCATCTTTAGATTTCGTAATTGCGAAATTATGTTTTCGCACACGTTTAGGCTTTTCACTGTTGGCTGTGTTATAAATACGGATTGGGGTAATGCTTAGGGTTACCATGTATTTATAGCGCGGTTTACAACTTTATATATATTTAGGCATCAACGGTAACGGGCTTCTTTTTAATAGGAACCTTTTTAACGGGAGCTTTAGCTACAGGTTCTTTAGCTATAGGAGCTTTAGCTACGGGGGCTTTAGTTGGTGTGACCGTTTCACCCGAGCCTGGGGGTCCCTGAGGACCCGCGGGTCCGGCAGGTCCAGGAGGACCTGGAGGTCCTTGGGGTCCACTTGATTCACCACCACCACCACGTTTATCGACTATTTTTAAGAGTAGATCGAATAGACGGGTCTTATCGATACGAACACGGGCCATTTCTTCTTCAATTTCTTTACGAAGTGAGGACATTTTACTATATATAAAAGAAAGATTATCTTTAAACATATGATCATCATAGGACCCCATCTGAAAACGGGTATTGGACAACATGCTAACAAATATGTAAAATTGTTCTTACCTGATTGTAAATATTTTGAAATTGGTCAACAGATTCCAGAATATGACAATGGCCTGATCTTTGTAATTCCCACCCAAAATCAACTGGAATATATAAAGTATGTCAAAACGCGCGTGAAAAACTTAGCATGTATGACTGTATGTGAAACGGAAACAGTTCATGAAGACTACGGTCTTATCATGAAGGAATTTAAACGAGTCGCAGTACCCAGTGAGTTTTGTAAACGTGTATTATCAAAACAATTTCCAATGAATGAATTCTATGTTATTCATGCTCATATACCATCACCACCCGAGAAACCTTATACATTTTACCATATTGGAAATGTAATGGATCCCAGGAAGAAGTTTCGTGATATTCTTCAGGCATTTGTGCGACTGAATGAACCCAATACACGTTTGGTGGTGAAAGCAACGTCAAATAGTAATGTAGAATTACCATTTCCTAGGGTAGAAGTGATCAATGATATGTTATCAGATGAAGAAATGAATACTCTTCATGACCGATGTGATTGTTATGTAAATTTTTCACATTCAGAAGGTGTTGGTATGGGTGCAGTAGAAGCAGCTATGCGTGATAAACCTGTCATTATTACAGAATATGGTGGTGCATCGGAATACATTAAAACACCTTATACAATTACGTGTGGACTTCAAGAGTTGGAACAAGATGATTTCTTATTCAAAAAAGGCATGATTTGGGGTAAACCAAACTTTGACCAACTCTTGGAGTTCATGCGCCACGCATATGAAAATAGGGTTCGTACAATGGATCATATACATACGAAACAAATGGTTGGAAGGAAGAATGTTTTAGAAGAATTTGTCTTGAATGTGATTGGTCGCGAAAACAATGACACCAGTGATAATCATACCACTCACCATTGAATCCTTTTGTGCTATGAAAGTCATGACGATATCGTCTATGAAACCTATACCACTAGGCTTAGTGACGAAATGAGGAATGATACTAGCAATGATAATATACAGGGACATCGCAATTATAACGGGTCTGATACTTTCTTGATCTAACATAGTATTTGTATTAATCACCTATTTTAATTTTACTACCTATCTTCACTTTATCAATACGGTGCTTTTTACAAAAATCTCCGCACACAGCTTTAAACGAACACCTTTTTCCCGTCATCGTTGTCGCTTGACAAATATTGTTATGTGAACGGGATTCTTTAACAATTGTAGGCGTTTTATCGAGGACGATGATCTGTCGATTTTCCTTTTTCTGATCAAACTGTTTATAGGACATCTTCATCTTCCATGTCGCATCTGCTAAATTGTAGCATTTATCATCCGCCTCATCAACGCGATACATTTTCATCGCGTCTATGAGACAGTTACTCCACAAATCATCTCGGATAATTTCCATTTTCAAATTTCTTAATTTTCATCATTTATGTCATTCACTTAGGTATTTAAACTTCGCCACCAATTTCGGCTAGATACACGTCAACTTGTCCTGTAAACCCTGAAAATTGTTCAGCTGTCCGTTTGGTAACCATATCTTGTACATTTTTGACATGTTCCGTAAATTTATTTACATCTATTCCAGTTGCGTTATGAATTTGTGAGTCAGAACCAATATCTTTTGCGGCGTATAGATACGCATTCGCGTAATTTGCGTGGAGTATAGATATAACGGGTGACTTATCCTGCTGTGAAGTAGTCGCGTAACGTGCGGATTGCTGAATCAATTTCTGTAAAGATTTTGCCATTCCCCTCGATCTATTCTGCATCACTAAAATGAGTACAAAAATGACGATGATGAAATATGTGTACATATCTTCTTACACTACTTCGAGAAAAAATAATTCGTTTTTATCCCCTAAGTTAAGTTTTAGACTTGTAATTTTCCAAGTATGTCATCTATAATCACATACGCTGTACCCATGTTCATGTTCGGTAAGTACAAGCGAATGAAAGAATACATCAAAGAACTCGAAGAGAATATTGATGAACTCGAATATTCTCTTCAAGAGCTTCGCCTTCAACTCAATAATCGGAATGCCAGATACGAGTGGTTCATTATAATGATCTTATTCTCTGTTCTCGCTCTATTCGCGGCAGTTGCAGCAGCTTTTCCATATACAACGGGTGTATTCATAGGACCGTTGGGACTAGCTGGTGCTTTCCATAGTTATCATATACAGAGGATGAATGAAGAGGATGAAACCTAAGTTAGAGTTTAGAATTGTAATTAAAGTAAGAAATCATGGAAAGCGTTCAAAAACTCACCCATATCGAACACGTTCTCAAGAGACCCGACTCCTATGTCGGTCCCGTCGAGTTGGGTACAGAACCCTACTGGATCCTTAATGGTACAAAGTTCTCCAAGAAGAACCTCAAGTATTCCCCAGCTCTCCTCAAGATCTTCGACGAAATCCTGGTCAATGCCATCGAC